GCTAAAGTAACACCTGCAATAGTAAGCGCGTCAGTTTCTAAGGTTCCGTCAACATCTACATCGCCTGAGATGTCTAAAGAGGCGGCAGTCAAAACACCTGCAACCGCTAACGTGCTTGCCATATCTACTGCGCCGTCAATGTCAACAACATCAAGGTTGGTTGTTCCATCTACATCTAGATCGCCATTGAAGTCTACGTTGCCTGTAACAAGCAAGGTAGTCGCCATGTTTACTGCGCCATCAATATCTACTGCGTCTAAGTTAGTAGTACCATCTACATCTAGGTCGCCGTTAAAGTCTACATTACCCGCTACTGCAAGCGTTGTAGCCATGTCCACAGCACCATCAATGTCAACAACATCAAGGTTAGTTGTTCCTGCTACGTCTAAAGCTCCATCAATATCTACTGCGCCTGAGAAGTCACCTGTAGCCGCATCTATTTCTCCAGTAAGAGTTACATTTCTAAAGCCTGTAATGTCTTTGTTAGCATCTACTACTACAGCTTTAGAAGCCGCGACAGTTCCTGCCGTAATTGTATCAATAGTTTCTAGTTCTGCTTCGGTAATTACTGCACTGCCTATGGTAAGCCCCCCAACAGTTGCAACGCCCGTAACACCCAGAGTTCCTGCAACAGTAGCATTCACATCCACATCTAATGTATCAATATGTGCAGTGCCATCAAGATACAAGTCTCTCCATTCCTGCGAAGAGCTTCCAAGATCAAATGCACTATCAGTGTTAGGGATAATATCACTGTTAATATCTGCGCCAAATACAACATTATCAGAAGCTGAGTCACCTAGAGTGAGCGTACCGCCATTGAATGCTGTAGTACCAGTAACAGTAAGAGTTCCACCAACAGTTGTGTTGCCTGTTACAGCCAGAGTTCCTGCGACAGTTGCATTAGCATCTACGTCTAAGGTATCTACATGGATTGTTCCATCAAAGAAGCCGTCTTTAAATTCTAAAGAGCTAGTTCCTAAATCAATGTCACTATCTGTAACAGGTACAATTGCACCATCTTGAATGCGGATCTGTTCAACTGCTGAACCACTGACCTGTACATAAACTCCCCAACGATTGTTAGTGCTATCGGCTACAATCTTATTAAGAAAGTCTTGATCACCAATTGTATGTATGTTTCCACCTTCTGCTGTGGTGCCATCGTGTCTGTGGCCTGTAGTTCCAGTAGTAGTGTACGCAAACGCAGATACAAGTTTGTTGTATTCGTCATTAAAAAGTGCGGCGGTGATTGTATCGCCATCCGTGAGTGTGCTTTGTCTAGTATAACTTGTTCCTGCCATTCTGGTTATCTCCTGCCTGATGGAACGTAATCAACGTATAAGCCGTTAATTGCGTAGGGTGCGTTTTGGTCATCACTGGTAATTCTAAAGTTTGCTACGTGTCCACTACCTTCTACTGCTTGTCTAAACATTGGATCTTTACTTCCACCGAATGTAGACGCCGCAAATACTGCTGATCCAAAAGCCGAAGGAATTGGAATGCCTATTACGGGATATGGCGCAGGTTGAGGGATATTTAAGTCTTCGTAATCATATCTAAGTCTTAAAAACGGGAGTATCTCCCCTTCAGGAGAAACAGATATTTTTACGTAATATAAAGTCTTTCTAGTTCCAATGTCTCCGAAATCATAGTTAGGTGTACTGTACTTTGCGCTAATATTAAACGCTGTTCCTGCATCAGAAAAAGCATTACCTGTGTCGTGGTTATAGATATAGCCTTTATTGTCACCGTGATATGTTTTTTCTATACCGTCACTGTTAAAACCTGCTGTAATTCCTGTTGCTTGTATGCCTTTTGTTTCAGACCATTCAAAGCCGTTAGGTGTCAGGGTTCCTATAATACCAAGTGCTGATGTTGAACTACCACCAACCTGACTAAAAAACAACCTGTACTGTGACTTACTGCGGAGTACTGTGCTAGAAAGCGTATAAGCATTTACAGAATTTGCAAGCGTAGCAATAACAGACTGAATCTGTCGGCTTACTGATCCTAATTCAACGTCACCAATACGCGCTGTACCCGCAACAGAACGAATCCCGTCTGGGCTAAGAAACACTAAGTCACCGCCAATTTCCTGAATGCTGTGTGAACTCAAGCAACCCACGTTCTGTGTAACAGGGACAACTGCAATTGTGCCAGAGGCTCCTGCATCATTTATATTTATAAGCTTATGGATACTATTTCTACAGAAGATCATTAGATCGTCACGGAAACTTTTAATACCTACTACTTGATCTGGAAGTACTGCGGCACCTGCTCCAGAGCCTGAGAAACTACTAGGGTCTAAAAGCGAACTATAATAAATTGTGTTCTTTGCGCTAGGCGCTCCTGCAACAACCAAGTGGCTATCGTGGATAACACAAACTGTTGGGGCCGTTGTTCCGTCTACTGTTACTTCTTCTGCAAAGAATGTGCGAGTAGTTAAGCCGCCTGTACCTGTCATGCTAAATAGAAAAGGCTTATTAACTCCATCAGTAATAATGATCTGTCCGTAGTCTGTGTTGCCTTCAAAGACTGTAAAGGTTACTTGGGCTTGAGAAGTCCTTGCATCCATACTACGGCCTGTGAAGGCTGTGTGGTCATCTCCACTGTTTGCAACACTAGCTCTGTTAAGCTGTAGCCAACTTGTACCGTCAGTACTGAAAAAGATTCCATCGCCACTACAAACAATTACTCCGTCTGCATAAACATTAAGACCTAGAACAGTACTACCACCATTAGGGCGACTATTTCCAAAGGCTGTGTAGCCGTTTACACGCCTGTAACCGCCGTCAGGGTTTACTTCAAAGTTTAATAACTCTGTAGCAACTCCAGGCTGAGCAAGCATCTCAAGCTGATTAAGGTTAGTATTTAACCCGCCTCTGCAAGAGATACCAAAGGGTTGTGAAGCGGCCATTAAATGAACCTCATCCGATCATCTTTAATATAAGTAGGCACAGGCTCAATAAGGTTAGAACGCATACTGCGTAATCCTTTCTTGTAGTCATCTAGTGCGAATGAAGCCGCTTGAGGGTTGTCTTTAAACTGCCAGATATAGTATCTAGCTCTAGCTTGAAGAACACCAGTATATAAATCTGGAAATACTATAGTGTCTCCATGCGCTGATAATTTTGTAGGTAGGTTCCACGCATAAAACCAAATGCGATAGACCTTATCGGGGATAGGGCTGAGTCCAAACTTCCGTGAGTCTGGGCTTCTGATTACAGCGTTGGGTACGCCATATTGTTGTGTGTCTGCATCATCTAAGTTTTCACTAATTCTGCGATAGTCTTTCCACTCTTCAGTACTTAAAAACCGAAGGTTACGACTTTCATAGGGTGCTACTTCATCTGTTACGCCTACAGTAGTAAGATAAAAGTTATCCCAATCTATAGAACTGTAATCAGTTGTAATGCTAGAACTTGCGGGCTTTAGCTCAAAGAAACGCTGACCGATTACTGTTTCAACATACGTATTACCGTACATCGGATCTACTGCACCGCTTTCTGCAACAGATAAGAAAGGCCATTGAGGTTCTTCAGTTATGATATCAAAGTAAGCGCGATTGATTGAGTCTTTAACATGTTGCTGTACACCAAGTGCAGAGGCAAAGGTCGATGACGTTAATGCAACTTCATTGAGTTCACGCAAAAGCTCATTAGTTAATTCAAGGTAAGTTGATGACATAAATTATTTCGCCTTTGATTCTGTTTTAGTAGTGGGCTTATTAAAAATTGCATCCCAGTTATCGTCAAATTTCTTTTTGTTCTCAGGCTTATACCAACTTCCTGTATCGCCTAGTTTTTTTCCTTTCTTCTTGCCTTGCATCATTATAGGCTTTGAGTTACTTCCTAATATTGCCATAGTGTCCTCTTAAAGATCAGGGGGCTTTTACACCCCCGTCTCTAATTACTTACTTAGTCAATACCGTAGAACGCAGATACTAATGCGTCTGGGCGTAGAACCTTAGCGCCGTATACGTGCAATCCACGACAGATGTCACCAAAGCTATCTGGGTCACGAAGGACTTCAGTGCTTGTGATGGTCTGTGCAGTTGCAGTAGAGCTAATGTGTCCACATACTACTTGACCTGCCGCGTTACTAGGAGCGGCAATGTTGTTAGACTTGTACATGTCAAATCCACGTAGCTTGCCAGAAGATACTAATCCGTTGCGGATTCCACCTTGACCGGCGTTGAAGTCAACAGACATCAACTTAGAGCTAGACTGAGATAGTTGCTCGTAAAAACTAGGTGGAGCTAAGAACCAACGACCTTCTTCTGGAATGTTCTGCTCGTCAAGAAGACGGGCCATATAAGCCATTATATCAAGAGGGTCATGCTCGTTAGTGCCAAAACCAAGATCCAAGTTACCAGTGCCGTCAAAAGTTCCTGCGGCTAGGTCAGTAGCATTGTCGCTACCAAGGATGTGGTTAGGGCTTGAAGCTGAAACGCCCGCAATAATCTTAGCAATTACGCCTTCGTCAAATGCGTCACGCAATGCGTAAGCGGCAGATGAAGATGCAACTTCTTTGAAATTTACGTGAGACATAGCTGTTTCAAT